TAGCGTAAACCAAACCCAAGCACCTCTATCTAAGTGCTTGGGTTTGATTCTATTTCCCATAAAGTATGAATTCTAGATATTCTTTCTTGTGTTTGTCAATGAACACCACAAGGTCGAAGTAGTCATTGTTGTAGGCTTCTCTCTGGACACCATAAATATCAAACATGCTATATTTACCAGAATCCCTGATGTCCAAAATCTGCTCCCTAAGCTTGTCCGTTATGAATCCTGGTTCTGCGTAGTAGCTCGCATAACGGCAAAAATTGTAACCTTCAGATTCGCAAATTATGCCTTCCTTAGCCCCTTCGGCCTTTACATAAATACAGTGGTAAATTCCATTGGTGTCCACATACATGGCATGCAGGTTCTGCTCGATGAACGGATAGTCATCAAGTAAGTTACCGGCAAAATTGTTATACTCAGCTTGAGTAAGCTCCACTATCTCCTCGATGACAAACTGGCTGCCTTCTGAGGGTCTTGTACCCCTCGATTTGAGCTCTACAACATCAACTGGCTTTCTTAAGAACACTGCCTTAGCCATTGCGCTTACCTCCCCTTATGCCTTCGTAGTTGAAGTTACCTTTCCTTATCTCCGCATTCTCGGCCTCAACCGCTTTCTTGTAGTCCTCGTCCTTCATTTCTTTCTGCCAGCACTCCAGGCATATGCAGTCAGTGTTGAACATTGACATAATCCTTCCATCCTTAAGTTCCTTGTGGCACCTGTCGCAGCGTGTTTGAGTGAAAAACCTGTCGCTCATCTTTCTTCCTCCAGCTCTTCCAATGCGCTCTTAAGTTCCTCAAGGATGTTGCTTGCATACTTGTGTGCAGTGATATTTACTCTCGTGCCAACTATCTCCAGGTCACCTTCAACCATCTCGATTAGCCCCTTCATCAGTTCAACAGCTTTGCTGTTATTTAGCTTTTTTCCCATACATTAACCCCTCCCGAGTATTTTGTTATTACATATATCACTCTAAAAGCTATATATAGCAAGTTAATCTTGAGGTTTCTGTGTAAGTTTAGAGAATGAGGATCCCACGAGCATCATAAACGCTACCTTTTATCTCATTTCTGATGGCTCTATCCAGGGCCATGATCAAGGCAACAGCTCCGTCAATCTTCTCTGTGCTCTTCTCCTTGTCCGGCTTTATGTTGCCGGCAGGATCCGTCTTGACGTAAATGTTGTCCATCATCCAGCGGAGTACAGGATTACCTCCATGGGCTATCTTCTTTTCGAGTGTCAGCTTCATTAGCTCCTTGGTAGGTGGTGACATATCCTTGTATCCCTGTCCAATTGGAACCACTGTAAAGCCCATGCCCTCAAGGTTCTGTACCATTTGCACAGCTCCCCACCTGTCGAAGGCTATTTCTTTAATGTTGTACTTTGTGCCAAGCTCCTCAATGAAATTTTCAATGTAGCCATAGTGGACCACATTGCCATCAGTGGTTTTGATGTAATCCTGCATCTCCCATGTGTCATAGGGTACGTGATCCCTTCTTACTCTGTTCTGAAGATTGTCTTCTGGGATCCAGAAATAGGGTAGTATAACATACCTTTCCTCCTCGGTTCTTGGTGGGAATACAAGAACAAAGGCTGTGATATCAATGGAACTTGATAGATCCAGGCCAGCGAAGCATTCGCGTCCTTTTAATTCTTCCGGATCCACTGCAAAGTCACATTCGTCCCAATGATGCATCTGCATCCATCTAACTGACTGCTTAACCCATATGCAAAGTCTGAGCTGCTTGAACAGATTCTCCTCTGCAGCGTTCTGCCTGGCATTCTCGCAGGCAATCTTTATCTTATCCTCCTGGACAGTTATTCCCATACTAGGATTTGCTTTCTTCCACACCTCAGGGTTTGTCCAGTCGTCATTTTCATCTGCAGCATATATTGTTGGGTAAAATGTAGGATCCACCTTCCTACCTTCAAGGATGTCTACTGCTTTCTGGTGGAGTTCATAGCCTATGCTGTTGAAGTCATTACCTGCAGTTGTGATCAGGAAGTTCACCGGCTGTCTTCTTGCATCTGATGCTCCATGAAGCATGACGTTCATCATCTCCCTATTGGCAACGTGAGTCTCATCGAATAAAACCGCTGTTGGTGAGATACCATGCTTCGAGTAGGCCTCACTTGAAAGCACCTGGTAGAAGGAGTTCATAGCCGGATACACTATCCTCTTCTGGGACGCTACAACCTTTAGCCTCTTCTTCAGTGCTGGACTCAGTGAAATCATGTCCACTGCCACGTTATAAATCAGACTGGCCTGGGCTCTGTCTGCAGCGCAGCTGTATATCTCAGCTCCTCGTTCTCCATCAGCAGTAAGCATATAGAGAGCTAATGCAGCTCCAAGTTCTGTCTTTCCCTGCTTCTTGGCAATTTCCACATAAGCTGTAGTTATCTGCCTGAAGCCATTTGGTTTGATGATTCCAAAGATGTTCCTGATTATTGTTTCCTGCCATGGGAGGAGTTTAAACGGTTGATTGTACCATTCACCTTTGGTGTGCCTCAGATTCTCTATGAATCTGACTGTGTGATCTGCCCTTTCTGGCATATAGGTTGAAGTTGGCAGCATGAACTTTGTTGGGACAAACAGATCGCTTTTCTTATTAGCCAGTTATCTCACCGCATTCTTTTGGAAAATTGAGAGAAGCATATTCACCAAATAACATTGATGCTGCATTGTCCCTAACCTTTGCTGCAAGCCTCGAATCATCGAAAGTACCTATGTGGTATTTCTTGCCACAAATATGAATGTACGCTTCGAAGGCACTCTCCCTCTTTGCTTTACTTACTCCAATGTATCCTGAAGTGTTTGTCCTCTTTAAACTCTGATTGAAGCAGTTCTCTTGGTGGTTGCATATCCTAAGATTTGACCTTCTATTATCCATCCTATCCCTCGAGATATGGTCCACTTCCATCCCGGAAGGATAGTTCAGAATCACTTTATGCAGCGGCACAATCTTACCTTTTCTCTTTGTTGAGATGTATCCCTTCTTTGACAGGTGCCAGCTATGTTTCTTGACTTTCTGATAGTCTGTTTTATCAAAAGTAAAAGCCACACCGTTTCTGGTGTAGCCTGTTATGTAGGACTCTCGTTCAATAATCAGATATGTCATTCTCCGGCACCTCCCTTGAGAAGAAGGAGCTCCATTGGATCATCATTCTCTAGTGGCTTATCAGTTACGATTCTGCTCCTAGCTGATGGTGTCAGACCGAACTGCTCACAGAAACGGTTCATTATCTTCAGGTAAGTCTGAGCTATGGAAACCTGCGGCACCTGCTGCCAATACCCCGAAGGCGTCTTTACTATGGTTCCATGTTTAGTTATGAACTCCTCAGCCTCTTTCCATCTTGCATATGCCTGGCAGTATCCAGCAAAGGCTGCCATGTCTACTTCAGAAAGGACTCCCATGGTCTCAAGGAGTTTGCCAGTTCTTCTCCATTCCTTCTTGGCTTCAGCATCAAGCCACACAGGACACTTGGGCATCTTCTTGTCCGGCTTTGGTTCATATTCGTTTAGAGCCCTCTTTCCTGGGTTTCCTTCCAGAACCTTTATCGCAGTTGGTTTTGGTTTTCTTCCTCTCGTTGCCATGGTCGTCACCTCCTCCCTAAGAAAAGAGCCCGAAGGCTCCATTTGCTTTTCTATCTACTTTTCTATCTTTGGTTCGATTCCTCTAAAGGCTCCGTTACCCTCAAGGCCTTTTAGAAGCACTGTTCTCGTTTCCTTGTGCTCATCTCCGTTTAGTCCTAACCTTATCAGCCACACTCTCAATGCGTACTTTGGGTTGTCATCCTGTGAAGGTTTGTAAGATGCGTACTTCAGTTGCCTGGCCTGGTTTGCTGCGGCCTTTAAGACTTCCTTCAAAGCCTTAACCTTATCCTCGCTAATCACCTCAGTATCGAAGAATGCCACCGGAACCTGACTGCCTAGGTCGATTCGTAGTCCCTTTAGTCGCGGCCTTAAGGGCTCCAGGGACGCTTCAAGCTCCTTCAGGTCCGTTACTTTTGCCTCTGCCAGTTCCTCCGCAACACCGGGCCCCACAGGCCGCCAGTCAAGGCCTAACGCCAAGGCTACAAGCCTTTGCTTGCTGGCGATCATGTTGATAAGGTTTCGAATCGTTGCTCCAGTGTGTCCATGAAGGCTAACCTCAATCACCCCGTCCTGCTTAGCTGGGTTCTCACCCGTAAGTACTCTCTCAGTGTATGTTATCTCGTCCTGAGTGGAGTCGCTGTTGAGTATGCTCTCAAGTAGCTGCTCAACTCCGGCTGCATTGATTACCTCTCCAGTTCTTGTGATTGTGTACGTTGTCTTGCCATCTGTGATTTCGTAGCTGAAGCTTGGAGCCCCTTTGTACTTGGCCTTTGCACCCATCTTCTCCTCAACTGCCTTGATAACTTCTTTCTTGTCCATTTCAATACCTCCTG